AAGTATTTAAATTATACTGTATCTAACTCTGCAGGTAGCACAACTACTGGACAATCTAAACAAAATATCGGATCTGCTGTTGCAGTTGATGCTTCAATAGGTGCCCATGTAAAGATTATAGGTAGAAAAGACTATGATGGCGATAGTGTTTATGGGAATGTAAGTGCAGGTGATGCATATCCAATCGTAGAATGTTATGTTGTTGCCTCTAGATATGTAGGCATTCACTCCGGTGTGACTTTAGGATAATTTAGGAAAGGAAATATAATATGGCAATAAATAGAGCTGCTATTAGTAAAGAGCTCCTTCCTGGATTAAACGCAGTCTTTGGAACGGAGTATGGAGAAGTTAATAACGAACACGAGCCTCTATATGAAATAGAGAACTCTGATAGGTCCTTTGAAGAGGAAGTTCTCTTCACAGGTTTTGGAACTGCACCTACTAAAAACGAAGGTGCTGCTGTTACTTATGATAATGCAAGCGAAAGCTACACAGCTAGATATTCAAACGAAACTATTGCATTAGCTTTTGCAATTACTGAAGAAGCAATGGAGGATAACCTCTATGATACTTTTTCAAAGTTAAGAGCAAAAGGTCTAGCTAGAGCAATGGCTAATACAAAGCAACAAAAAGCTGCTAATATTTTTAACAATGCTTTTAATGCTGGTATTAATGCTATTGGTGATGGAGCTGCATTTATAAGCACAGCACACCCTGTTAAGATAGGTGGAAATCAAAGCAACTATGCAAACAATGGTACAGCTGCTGACCTTTCACAAACTACACTTGAAACATCTTTAATACAAATTCAAAAAACTAAAGATGATAGAGGTATTTTGATTGGTGCTAGTGCTGTCTCATTGCATGTACCTAATGATTCAATCTTCATTGCAGATGTTATTCTTAATACACCAGGTGTAACTGGTAGTGCTGATAATGACATTAATAGTGTAAGACACATGGGATTACTTCCTGATGGGTATTATGTTAATAGAAGATTTAATGATGGAGATGCTTTTTTCATTAAGACAGATGTTCCAAACGGAACTAAAATGTTCGTTAGAACACCATTACAAACTAAAATGGAACCTGATTTCGATACAGGCAATATTCGATTTAAAGCACGAGAAAGATATTCTTTCGGTGTTTCAGATTGGAGAGGCTTTTTCGGAAACGCAGGAACCTAATAGCAAATATATGGGAAGGTATGAGTTATCTATCTTCCCATACTAACTTTAAGGAATTAATATGGCAAATAATTTTAAATCAGTTTATGTTTCTGGAAGTGATAAAGTTACAACATTTAATGGACCAAGAATAATAGCATTACATGCATATTCTCCAACTGCTGGAACTTTTGATATTACTGATGGTGGTGGAAGTTTAATTAAATGTAAGCTTCCTGCTAGTGGTACTTCAGATATTTACATAGGAGAAATGGGTATCAAAGCTACAGCTACGATTAGTGTTTCTGCTCCAGCAAGTGCAGCAGCCGTAACATTAATATTAGGATAAAATAAAATATTAGGATAAAATAAAGGAGATTTACAAATGCCTGTACTAGGAACTTCAAAAAAACTTAAACAATTAGGGTATAAAAAAGGAACCAGAAAAGGTAAAACTATTTATATTAAAAAAATTAATGGAAAAAAAGGATTAAAGAAAAAATAATGCCTGCTTACTCGTATTTAAAAACAGACTTAATTAATACAACTGAAAATGATTCTTCAGAATATGAATCACACATACCTTATATTGTTGAAAAAGCTGAAAGACGATTAACAAAAGAATTAGATGATGCTGGTTTAGATAATTATGCTAGTTTTACATTTACTGCAAGTGATCCTATTGTAACCTTACCAAGTGATACAATCGTTGTTCGTAATGTAAATTATAAAACAAGTACATCATCTAATATTACTACTCTTCTACAAAGACCTTATGAGTATGCTATAGATTATTTTCCACACGCAAGTACATCTACAGGTACTCCAAGGTATTACTCAAGAAAAAATAATACACAAATTTATGTAGTACCTACACCAGCTTCGACATTAACTGGTGAGATACAATATACACGAAGACCTTTAGCATTAGCAAGTGCTACAGGTACAAGTGCAACTACATCTAATTATTTTAGCGAGAATTGTTACAATGCACTTTTTGATGCATGTATGGTAGAGTCAATGGTATTTATGAAAAACTATTCTTTATTACCAGCTATGGAAGCACAGTATAAAAATTCAATAGATGCATTAAGGAATCAAGCTAGAAGAACAAGAAGAGACGATATGGAAAGTCCAGCTAATCCAACAGGTGGACCAACACCAGTTATTAAAAATGCAGATTAATGGCTATTAATACAAGTAATATAAAACTACAAATAACAAGAGGCAATAATATGGCAAGAAGAAAAACACCAACAATAGAAATAAAAAATCCAGATACTAAAGATTTACCTAGAGAAACTTTTGAATATTTATATCCAGAACAAGAAACTATAAGAGTTCCAACAAGGCGTACTTTACCAAAAAAAGGTAAAAAACGTAAAGGACTTGATCCTAGAACTCTAAAAAATAGAAAATTAATAATGCAAAAAAAATTAAAAGGAAAACAAAAAATTTTAGATAAGGCACCACCTTATGGTAAAATTACTGGAGATGATTTTAAAAAATTAAAAAAAAGAAAAGGTGGAGGTATGACATATCAACTATATGGTGGTAGCACTAAAGACTTTTCTGATGGTAATAAGTTTATACAATCTTTTTATGATAAGGAGTAAGGTAATGGCAAAAGATTTTATTGAAAAATTAACAGGACTAAAAAAAACAAAAGATGCAAAAGATATTAAGTATACAGGAAAAGGTGCAAGACCTAAAGGATCACCTAAACCTACAAAAGGTTTATATAAAAAAAGAGGAGCTAATCAAAATAAAACAACTAATGTAAAAGGTGGAACGCCTGGTAAAGGAACTGTATTTAAAAGCACAAAAAGTGTTATTGCAGAAAAGAAAAAAAAGCCTATTAGAAAACCTAATATATTAGAAAAAAGAAAGTCAACTAAAACTAGAAAAGAAATGTTAGATCCTTATAGAAATATTACACGAAAACAAGGATATGAAATGCTTCAAAAATATTATACTCCTGAACTTTATAAAAAGAAACAAGAAAAAAAACAATTAGATTATAAAAAACCAGATACAAAAGGAACTGCTATTAGAAAAAAATTATATAAAGCAGCTAGAGCAAAATCTGGTGGTCAAGTTTTAGTTCAATCTTTATATGATAAAGGATAAATAATGACAACAAAACTTACAGAAGCACAACGATTAACTTTAGTTGAAAAGCAAATGGCAAAAAAATTAAAAAAGCTTCGTAAGGAACTTATGAATAAAAATAAAAAGAAAAAAGCTACAGGTGGCCAAGTTGGTGGTAATGAATTTGTAGCTTCAATTTATGGAGGATGTAAATAATGCAAATAAAAAGTAAAGATTTAATAGAAGGAGCTAATGCAAGAATTATTAATCAATCTACTGGTCATGATACAAGTAGTAAACCTACTGGACAAGGTTATGGTGCAGCTAGAAAAGGCCCAGCAGTTAAAGGACCAATAGAAGCTCAAGTAAAAGAAGAATCTACAGAATATACTAATAATGGCTAGAACAAAAAGAAGAGTAAAAGGCAAAGGCATGAAAGATATGACCATTGGTGGTGGTCACAAAAGACCTACAAAGCAAGGAGCAGGTCTTACAAAAAAAGGTGTAGAAAAATATAAGAGGCAAAATCCAGGAAGCAAACTTCAGACTGCAGTTACTGAAAAAAATCCAAAAGGTAAAAGAGCAGCAAGAAGAAAGAGTTATTGTGCTAGATCTGCAGGACAAATGAAAAAATTCCCAAAGGCAGCAAAGAATCCTAACTCAAGATTAAGACAAGCGAGAAAAAGATGGAGATGCTAAATTTCATATTTAATAAGTAATATACCACATTTCAAATGTTGGGTGCGAAAAGAGTTTACACACAATCACGAAATGTATCATGGTGAGTATTTACATGGACTAGCGATTGCAGTCAATACTATACCAGACAGATGTTTAAGTTTTCAGGTAGTTTTTACTGGAGTTAATGAAGAAGAAAACGTAACCGGTGGTGCAATGTGGGCACGAATGCCAATCACAAGTTTAGTGGCAGATGAAGTTTT